ACTACGGCACCGCCAACCCCGCCTCTATGGGCCTGTGGGGATACGGAGCCGGGACATGGTACCGGGTGGCGGAGTATTACTACGACAGCCGGGCCCAGCGGAGGCAGAAGACCGACGAGGAGTATGCCGACGATCTGGAGGCGCTGGCCGGAGGCCGGAGGATCCGGGCGGTGGTGGTGGATCCGTCAGCGGCCAGCTTTTGTGAGGTCTTGCGGCGGCGGGGCTGGCAGGTCAGGAGGGCGGACAACCAGGTCCTGTCCGGCATCCGGCTCACGGCCCAGCTGTTGAGGATGAGAAAGCTCGTCATCTGCAGGGACTGCCAGAACGCGGCAAGAGAGTTTTCCCTCTACCGGTGGGACGAGGATGGGCAGGGCCAGGACAAGGTGAAGAAGGAGCACGACCACGCTATGGATGAGATCAGATATTTCGCTGTCACAGTGGCGGGCCGGGAGGGCAGGAGCGGCGGGGCCTGCGCCGGATATGTGGAGCGGAGATCCTTTTGAAGGGAGAGGATAGGTCATGAGTTGGTGGGAACGAAAGCGAAAAGAGCCTGCCGCCCCGGTGGTGCAGGTGCGGCAGGGGAATGGCCACCCGTTCAGGGAGCTGGACCGGTATGTGCCCCTCCATACGGGAGAGATGGCCCTGTACCGGGCGATACGGGAGGGCGTGCCTATCATAGATGCCGCCATCTGGAAGCTGATCCGGCTGTGCGGCGGCGTATCGGTACAGTGCCGGGACCGGCGGGCCCAGGAGGGTCTGGAGCATTTTTTTAAGACCGTGGACATCGGCTGGGGACAGCGGGGCGTACAGGCATTCTTGGACCGCTATCTGGATGACCTGTTCACCTGTGGACATGGGCTGGGGGAGATCGTGTTGGACGGGGAGGGGCGGGACATCGCCGCCCTGCTCTGCGCCGATCCGGAGCAGGTGGAGGCACAGCTGGGAGACAGCCCGCTGGATTTTCGCCTGTGCCGGGCGGGGACCGGGGCGGGCAGGGAGCTGCCCTTTCAGGAGCTGCTGCTGTTCACGCCGTTCCAGCCCACCGGGGACTCCCCCTGCGGGGTGTCGCTGCTGCGGTCTATGCCATTCATGACGGGGATCTTGATGAAGATCTTTCAGGCGACCGGCCAGAACTGGGAGCGGGCGGGAGATCTTCGCTTCGCCGTGGTGTGCAGGCCCGGCGAGGGGGAGGAGGCCTTTGCCCAGGAGCGGTGCCGGCAGATCGCAGGGGAGTGGTCGTCCGCCATGCAAGCCGGACGGGCGGGCAGCGTGCGGGACTTTGTGGCTGTAGGTGATGTGGACATCAAGGTCATCGGGGCGGACAGCCCCGTCCTGGACAGTCAGGTACCGGTGCGGCTGATCCTGGAGCAGCTGGTGGCGCGGACAGGCATCCCGCCGTTCATGCTGGGACTGACCTGGTCGTCTACAGAACGGATGAGCACCCAGCAGGCGGATATCCTCACCAGTGAGGTCACCGCGATCCGGCGCAGTGTGGAGCCGGCGCTCAACCGGGTGGCGGAGCTGTGGCTGCGCCTGCACGGGGCCGACGACCGGGTGGAGCTGATTTGGGAGGACATCGACCTGCAGGATATCGTAGAGGAGGCCCGGGCGGAGCTGTACCGGGCCCAGGCGAACAAGCTGAAGGAGGGGAGCAAATGAAGATCGTCAAAGAGGCGCTGGGAGGAGAGACAGCCGCGCTGGACAGCGGCGACCTGGAGCTGATCGGGGCGCTGGCCAGGAAGCCCTTGACTGAGGAGGAAATCTATACCTTCTCGGTCCGGCTGTGCGACAACGAGGTGGACCGGGACTGGGAGCGGTTCCCGGCCCAGACGCTGGAGGAACTGGCAAAGCTTTTTGTGGGCAAGAGCGGCATCTTCGATCACCAGTGGTCCGCCCGGGGCCAGGCGGCCCGCATCTATAAGACAGAGGTGGTCTATGAGCCGGAGTGGACCACGAGGGCGGGGGACCGATACTGCTGGCTGAAGGGCTACGCCTACATGGTGCGCACAGAGAGCAGCCGGGACCTGATCGCTGAGATCGAGGGCGGCATCAAGAAAGAGGTCAGCGTGGGCTGTGCCGTGGAGCGGGCGGTCTGTTCGATCTGCGGTGCGGACTGGAAGCAGGGGGGCTGCGGCCATGAAAAGGGAGAGGAGTACGGCGGCCAGCTGTGCTATGCCAGTTTGGAGGGCGCCAGCGACGCCTACGAGTTCTCTTTCGTGGCGGTGCCCGCCCAGCCCCTGGCCGGGGTGGTCAAGGGCGCGGGGCAGGCCGGCGGCCTGAAGGAGCTGGTCCGGGACCGCCCCCGCTGCGCATTGGAGCTGGAGCGGCTGGAGGAGGAGGCGCGGATGGGGCGCCGGTACCTGGGGCAGCTGAAGAGCGAGGTGGTCCGGCTGGCGCTGCTGGCCGACCGGGAGCTGGACGGCCAGGGCTTCAAGGGCCTGGTGGAGAAGCTGGGGGCCGAGGAGCTGCAGATGCTGGCCGGGTCCTATGCCCGGCAAGCCCGGGAACACTACCCGGTCAAGACCCAGCTGAGCTACTCCGATAGAGCAGACCGGACGAAAGATGAGGATCAGGCATTTTTGGTGTAAAGGAAGAGACTGGGCAAACCGCCCAGATAACTTCAAGATCGACGATTGGAGGTAAATGGGATGAGCAGCATTTCTTTTGACGGCATCGGCGCCGTCACAGCCACTTTCACCGCCGCTGAGGGCGTGGAGAGCGGCCAGGTGGTCAAGGTGAGTGGCAGCGGCCAGGTGGGCCCCTGCGCCGCAGGCGACGCCTTCGCTGGGGTGGCCCTGACGCCCCGGGCGGGCATGGCCGCTGTCCAGGTGAAGGGCTTCTGCACAGTCGCCAGCACCGGCGGCCTCACACCGGGCAGGGCCGTGCTGGCGGCTGATGGACAGGGCGGCGTGAAGCCCGGGGAGGCCGGAGGCGTGCCTGCCCTGGTGGTCAGCGTGGAGGAGGACGGCACTGCCGTCATCTGTCTGTGATTTGGAAAGGAGAGTGTAAGCATGGCGTTTTTCTGCGACAGTCTGAAGCTGGACAAGGGGATGTACCAGGAGGCCGGACGCACCTTTACCCAGGTGCTGGAGGGGCAGGACCCCAGTGAGCGCTACAAGGGGACCGGCCTGGAGGGACTGGATGCCTTCCAGCGCCAGCTCAAGCGGTTCGACATCAAGGTGAGGGGCGCGGGCAGCGACGCAGTGGAAAAATTTTTCCGCACTGCGGACTCCGCCGTCCTGTTCCCCGAGTACATCGCCCGCACTGTGCGCCAGGGCATGGAGGAGGCGGACATCCTGCCCCGCATCACTGCCGCTGTCACCCGGTTCGACGGGATGGACTACCGCTCTATCACGGCTGAGGCCGGGGGCGGGGAGAAGGAGCTGCGCCGGGTGGAGGAGGGCGCTGAGATCCCCTCTACCACCATCAAGGTGCAGTCCAACCTGGTCAAGCTCCACAAGCGGGGCCGTATGCTGGTGGCCAGCTATGAGGCGGTGCGCTATCAGAAGCTGGATCTGTTCTCTGTCACCCTGCGCCAGATGGGCGCACACATGGCCCGTACCCAGCTGGCCGACGCGGTGGAGGTGCTGATCAACGGCGACGGCAACGACAACGCAGCCCCTGTTGACAACGTAAAGAACAAGGGGACTCTGACCTATGAGGATCTGGTAGACCTCTGGGCCAAGTTCGACCCCTACGAGATGAATGCGCTGCTGGTGTCCGGCGATGTGATGGTGGATATGCTGAAGCTCACAGAGTTCCAGGACCCCCTCACCGGGCTGAACTTCCAGGGCACAGGCAAGCTGACCACCCCGCTGGGGGCGGAGCTGCTGCGTACCTCTGTGCTGCCCAAGGGCACTGCCATCGGATTGGACAAGCGGTTCGCCCTGGAGATGGTCCAGGGCAGTGATGTGGTGGTGGAGTATGACAAGCTCATCGACCGCCAGCTGGAGCGGGCCGCCATCACCACCATCAGCGGCTTTGCCAAGGCCTTTCCCCAGGCCAGCCGCGTGCTGAAGGTGTGAGATGACGGAGCGGATCTTAGCGCTGTGCAGGGCCATGGGAGCCGGTGAAGACCAGGAGGAGCTGCTGCTCCCCCTGGTCCAGGCGGCCCAGGACAGCCTGGCCGGACGCCTGAGGGAGGGCGTGACGCCGGAGGACTGCGGCCCCGCCTTTTTGCTGTCCGCAGCGATGTGGGCGATGGACCGGCTGGAGAGCGCCGTGGGATCGGACCGGGAGATCGCCTCCTTCACCGCCGGGGATCTGACGATTCGAAGAGGCGGACACAGCGGCCGGGCGGGGAGCCTGTCCGGTCAGGCGGACCGGCTGCTGGCCCCCTGGCTGAGAGATACAGGGTTTTCATTTCGGGGGGTGCGAGGCTGATGCGGAGGACCTGGAGCGAGATCTTACGGCGCTATGGACAGAGCGTCACCCTGTGCCGGGACGGGGAGCGGAGGACCGTCAAGGCCCTGGTGCAGCCGGTGCTGGACCGGAGTCGGGAACAGGAGGCGCCGACCCCGCTGGGAGTGGGGCGGCAGGACCGTTTTTTGTACCTGGGGCCGGCGGAGCAGCCTATGGACACGGACACAGAGGTAGAGTGGGGAGGACGGCGCTGCCGGGTGAGGCGCACCCATATGGCGGGGACAGAGATATGTCCCTACCGCTGGGCAGTGCTAAGCGCCAGAGATGAGGTGGACGGATGAGCGCAGGACTGGATAAGCTCTGCCGGACCATGGCGGACCATCTGAACAGCCAGGGGGTGGAGGCCGTCACGGCCTGGACCATGAGCCCCCGGCAGGAGCGGAAAGGACCGGTGGTGGTGGTCTCGCTCCGGGGGTGTCAGGCAGGCCCCTCCGGCCTGCAAAATTATCTGGGGGAGAGCTTTGACCAGGAGACCGGCCTGTGGCAGGAGCGCTACGGCCGGCGGGCCAAGCTCACCTTCGGATTGGATATCTACGCGCCGGAGAAGGGCGATGAAGAGATGGTCCAGACCGCGTTCGACGCCCTGGCCGGAGCGCTGCTCCTGGGCGGGCCGGAGGAGCTGCGGGTGGAGGAGTTCTCCTGCGGCCAGACGGTCTATGAGCCGGAGAGCCGGCGGCTGAAACGGCCTGTCCAGGCGGTGTGCGGCGCCTACCTGTGTGTGGCGGCGCAGTCTGTGGGCGGGCCCATCGATATTGAATTGCGAGGTGTGGTAAAAGGATGAGCATTACGGTACATCAGCGCCCCGGAGTCTACTCCGCCTATGACGCCTCCTCGACGGTGAGCGGGAGAGGAACGGGAAAGATGGTCGGACTGGTGGGGATCCATACGACGGCCCAGACCGGAGCGCCCCAGACGATCACCAGCTACGACAGAGCGGTGGCTGCCTTTGGGACTGACGGCGGAGAGAGCATGGCGGAGCTCATTCGGGCGGCTCTGATGAATGGAGCCTCCGCCGTGGTGGCGGTCCCGGTGGCCGATGAGGACGGCTATGAGGAAGCCTTTGCACAGCTGGCCGGGATGGAGGACATCGCACTGGTGATCTGTGACAGTACGAACATCACGGTGCAGCGGGCGCTGCGGGACAGCGTGGAACAGGCGGCCCAGGCACGGCGGGAGCGCCTGTGCGTGGTCGCCGGGGACAAGAGCGACACGGTGGAGCGCCTGGTCGCCCGGGCCAAGGCCCTGGACCATGAGCGGGTGGTACTGGTGGCCCCCGGCTGTGTGGATAAGGATGGGCAGGCCATCTCCGCCCTGCCCCTGGCCGCCGCGGTGGCCGGCGTCATCGCCGGGGAGAGCGACCCGGCGGTCCCCCTGGGGGGTGCGGAGGTGCTGGGTCTGAGCGGCCTGTCCACCCGCCTGGATGACAGAGAGCTGGATCTGATGATCCTGGGCGGCGTCACCCCGGTGGAGGAATTGGGGGGCACAGTCACAGTGGTCCGGGGCGTGACCACCCGCACCACCACGGGGGGCACGGCGGACAGCACCTGGCGGGATCTGTCCACCATCCGCGTGGTAGATGACGTGATCCCCGGGCTGCGCAGGGCGCTGCGGAGCAAGTTCAGCCGGGCCAAGAACACCCCGCAGAGCCGGGGCGCGATCCGGGCCCAGGTGGTGCTGGAGCTGGAAAACAAGCTGGCCCGGGAGATCATCACCGGATATGAGGATGTGGCGGTGACTGCAGATCCCGAGGATGCCGCGCGGTGCCTGGTGGACTTCTCCTTCACAGTGGCCCACGGGCTGAACCAGATCTGGCTCACCGCACACATCACAGTTTGAGCGCCCGGGCCGCCGCAGAGGGGCGGGGCGTGACAGGAAAGGAGAGATCGGAGTGAGCGTTGCAGGATTTCCCACCAGCAGCGATATCTATCTGGAGGTAGACGGCGTGAGGGTGGCGGTGGTACAGAGCTATCGCGCCAAGACGACCAAGAGCAGCACTGCGGTGGAGGCCTTTGGAGAGGCGGAGCCAGTGGCCACAGTGCCCGGGCAGACGGTCCACCAGGTGGAGCTGACCAGGCTGTATGCCACCGATGAGGCCATCCGGGACAACATCGACTTCTATGGGATGTCCGGCTTTTCATTGGTGATCTGCAAGCCGGACAAGAAGATCATCTACTCTGACTGCCAGTGGAGCTCGATCCAGGAGGACGCATCCATCGGCTCCATGGTGTTGGAGAAGGTCGCCCTGGTGGCCACCCGCCGGATCGAAACGGGGGTGTGAGCATGCCGCTGTCGATCTTGGCAGGCCGGGACCGGATGGAGCTGGGCAATGGCATGGACCTAAGGCTGCTGTCGGCGCTGGAAGTGCTCCAGGCCCGGCGGGAGGCGGCTCAGCTGGCCGGAGAGGACCGGGAGCGGGCCCTGTGCTCCAACGCCTGCCTGCTGGCGCGGGCACTGGAGCGGACGGAGGACCGCACCCCCGTCTTTGCCGATGGGCAGGCCGTCCTGGCGGGGCTGACGGTAGAGGAGATCGGGGCTCTGTCCGCCCGGTGGAGCCAGTTCAGCCGGGAGAGCGACCCCGGACTGGAGATATCCCAGGAGGAGCTGGAGAACGTAAAAAAAAACTCCGCGGTGACCCGGGAGAGCGCCTGCGCTGGAGAGTGCTGAAGCAGTTCCGGGCCCTGCCCACTGAGGAGCGGGCGCGGGCTATGAAGAGCCGGGACTATCTGTGGTGTTTGACCAACGTCCTGTTGGATGAAGAGGAGGAGCTG